ATGAGCAGGGGCACTCTCAGGTCGTCTATACAAACGGCGACGTCGAGACTTCTGATGGTGGAAACTCTACTGGGCAGCTCCCAACCCGTCCGTCAGCCGATACCTCCGCAGTGTATAATGAAGCCCTAAGTCGTGCCTATGGCAAGATTTATGGCGACATGAACATCGCGGTGGATATAGCCGAATGGCATCAGGCGCGCGACATGTTAAATGCCACGCGTCAGGCCGAAGCTTTTATGGCGAAACGGATCCCGCTATTGCGTAAGGCGGGTAGCTTATGGCTACAGTATGTCTACGGTTGGCGCCCTTTGGCGCAAACCGTATGGTCTGCTACTTATGAGTTACAGAATCGTATGCTCGATCGCGTCCTCATTGCGACCGGCCGCGCTTCTGCGACTCAAGCCATAAATAGCACCAGTTCTTCAATTTACGAACGGGTCATTCTCCAAGGCGAGGTTAAAACCCGCGCTTTGGTGAAGGTGAGATACCAAGAAGATGGAATTCCTTCCATCTCTCGTTGGATGTCTCTTAACCCTGCTTCCATTGCTTGGGAGCTGACTCCTTATTCGTTCGTTGTTGACTGGTTCTACAACATCGGTGGATATATGCAAGACTTTGAGCGTGCTCTGATGCTCAACCGTGCCTTCCGGGACGGTTTCGTATCATTGTCTACGTCTTCAAATGTCAAGCGGATACGGCAAAGCACTGGCTATACTTCTGCCGGCCAACAGTCGGTACTCTACGAGTACACGTCTAGAGGCGAATGGAAGAGTATGTCCCGTACTAAGCTTACCGCTCCACCTTTGCCACGACCCCCCGTTCTCAACACTCACCTGGGTTCCGGACGGTTGCTCAATGCAGCCTCCCTGCTTTCGCAGTTCCTAGGTCGTCGTTAAGCGGGTCTTTGAATCTCACCTTAACCACTGGACATTTCTTATGCCCACAGCTGCAAATATCGTTCTTGCAGACGCACAGGCGACCCCTGTGAATCACACCTTTGTCCCGATCGGACGCGACGCCAAGGACCCGAGTATCTTCTGGTACGAGGATCAGTCTGCGGCCAACGCAATCGGCAACTGGCGCGTGAATATCTCTATTCGCCGCCCGTCGCCGAATGTGAAGGCCGGAGACAACTCCAAGACCCGAAGCTACAAAGTGGTCGTTGGTCTGTACGAGCCCATTCTCGAAACTGTGTCTAATAACACGGTGTCGGGTATCGCTCCTGCACCAACCGTTGCGTACACACCCAAGGTCTTGTGCACTTTGGACATTCCGGAGCGCAGCACGCTGCAAAACCGGAAAGACCTGCGCAAGATGGTGGCTTCGCTTCTCGGCGACACGCAAGTCGTTGCTGTGATCGAGTCCCTGCAGTCGATCTCGTACTAAACCACGAGGTAACCACATGGACTCCCTTCACCCGCGCAATTTGCATGCCGTAGAGCTGTCAGTTTTCGACACTCTTTGTGAAGCAGTGAACTCACCTTACTCTCTGATGTGCTGGATCCGCCGTAAGCACGGCGATTTTGGCTTCATCTCGGAGGAATTGGATGTGTCCCGCTACTGTGACGCTGCGTCACTGCGGGGGGATCTTCTGATTTTCTCCTTTCTACGGAAGTGGAAGGGTTGGAAAACAGGCAAGCTTCCTTCGCAAAACGCTACTCTCGCCTGGGAACAGGCTGAGGCGTCTTGCCTTCAGACTAATCGTTACTTAACGGCTCTTCGTACCGGTCAGGCCTGCTCAATAAACAGGTCTGCGCATGAGGTCTTTATGACCGCAAAGCGTAAAATCGCCGATATCTTAGGTCCGTTTAAGTTACAATCTGTCTTGAAGGACTGTCGCTGGGGACCTGGTGCTACCGTGGACTTGCGTTCCGGTACTACACCAGATCAAAAACATAACGGCCCTTGGACCGTGACCAGGCAAGCACTACCGTACTTCAAGATGGTAGTGGAGACGGACCCTCACTGGATTGAGCTCCTGACGGAATCAATCCCTTGTGGTGAAATCTCTCTGCTGCCGAGTAACTTCACTCTCGTGAGGCATAATCGGCTGGTCATGGTTGCGAAAACTTTCAAAACCGATCGCCCGATTTCGGCCGAACCTACTGCAAATAGCTTCTTGCAACAGGGAGTCGGCCGTTATATTAGGCGCAGGTTGAAGAAAGTTGGTGTCGATCTTGACGATCAGATGATCAATCGGGAGCGCGCTCGCCGTGCTTTTCATGACGGCTTGTGTACAATCGATCTTTCATCTGCAAGCGACACCTTGTCTAGGGAACTAGTTTTTGAACTTTTGCCAATTGACTGGGCCCTATATCTCGATGCGCTCCGTGTCACGCATACGCGTCTTCCTGATGGTAGAGAGATCTACCTTCAGAAGTTCAGCGGTATGGGTAACGCTTACACGTTCGAGTTAGAGAGCCTTATCTTTTACGCACTTGCTTCGTCTGTCAGCGATGACGTCACCGTTTACGGTGACGACATCATCTGCCCGGCGAGTTCGGCGCAAAAGGTCATCGACGTCCTTACCGACTGTGGCTTCAAGGTCAACCGAGATAAAAGCTTTGTCGAAGGCTCGTTTTACGAGTCCTGCGGCGGCCAATATTTCGCTGGCGAAGATGTCACACCGGTTTATCAGAAAGACGTCGTTGGTCCCTGCCAAACCATCATATCAGCTTTTAATCGCTTATATAGATGGTCTGCTGGAGCGTGGTCACATTCTCTTTTTCCGCTCTTTATCCAAAAGTGGAGAAGAAAACGTGTACCGCGTATTCCAGAGTTTTGTACAGACGATAGGGGTTTCCTTGCTCGTTGCTCTACTATTGGTCCTCCTGATGAGCATGGCACATTTCATTGTGTCGTACTTTCAGTTCGTCCAACAGTTAGGGCTGCGATAAGTAACTTCTACTTGTCTGCAAAACTGCGCTGGCCTGAGCTAGGTTGCCAGTCCCCGGAAGGGAATGGCGAGCTAGTCTCTGTCCCTAGGTCCGTGTCTTACTTCATCAGTAAGGCTCGGATTTCGCAGTTCGCCTAGCGTGAGCTAGGAGGGCCGCTGGGTTCCTAATCCCAGTTGGTTGGG